GTGGGCACCTGTGATTGATCGATTTCATTTATAAAAATGCCGGGCGAAACGAACCTAAATCTATCTACTGACATCGACTGTTTTCTCCTCAATAAGAAAATGCTTAAGTTTTCTTAACTAAATAGTGAAGCGAAGCATCAAAATCCTTCTAAGGTTTATAAAAGCCTTCCTTAGCTAGATATTCATTTATATCACCTAAAATAACATGTTCGCGGGGTATTTTAACCTCAACGGCGTTTTCTCTGATAACGATCTTTGGCTTTTCTTCGTTCGGTCCGTCGCCCACAAGATACCCCAAAACCTCCATTGTAATTGTTGTTTCGTAGTTTCGTTGTACCATCTGGAGGTCGCTCGCGTTAGATCCAATAGCAAAGTTGCCCTCTATAAAGGCTTCATATTTATGGCCATCCCGGGCCAGCCGTGCCGGCATTCTATTTAAACCGCCCTTTCGTATGAAGGGAGTAATTAAATTATTCATTTGCTGTTGATATTCTGTTCTGAGGTTGATTTGATAATTAATTGCAACCCATGTAGGCAGCGGAATTGAAATCGTTTCATAAACAGTTTTGCTGTTGACGATTCCCGGAAACGTATCTTGACCACCCGACCGGCCCTTGACACCGCTATATCTACGGCGCGAAAGGTTGTCTTGAAATTCAGCCGTCTTCTTCTGGTTGATTCTTCTTGCTGTGGTTACAGTCCCCCCTTTAGGATCCCTGATTGGAACAAGATTGGCGTACGGAATGGCGCGTTTTGTAGGATCCTTGGAGACGGTTGTTCTTTCAAGGGTCATGAGCGGTAAAATCAAAGTTTCTTCTGAGTCTCTAAGGGCACGGTTAGCTTTGATCTGGAAAGATCGTTCGGCTGACGACCATATAATAGGCACTTTCTCAAACCCCTCATTGTTCTCTACAGAAAGATTCATTGTTTCATTTAAGAAATCATAAACCGCCAAATCAATAGTCTCCAAAGTCGATGGAGCGAACTCTATTTCATGTAAAACAGATGTTGGATCTTCTATACCTGTCCAGCTGTACTCTTCGGGATTCTCTATTTGGTGCTGTTTTTTTATTGATCGACTACGTGGCATCGTTTATTCCTCTAAAAGAGCCGCGGCGTGCTCTCACACAATCGGCCGTACTCTGGAATCGATGATCCACCTGGCCAAAATAGTACCGAGTGTCATCATAAATTCTAACTATTTCATAAAGTTGATCACCATATTGCACGAAATCGCCAACACGAACATACAAATTTTGATCTCCCGTTAATCTCTTATAATGAAAATGAACTTTTAACTTTGTTTGATAGTCGTATGAATATTTATCGTTGGTTTGTATATTTTCTACTTCCACATAGGCATAAACCCGAACAGGGGGCAAAAATGTTTTATTGAGAGACTCTCCGTATAGCGGGTGGAAATTAGTAGCCGCCTCATCGATGGGATAATACAATACCGTTTGGCCAATAATTCTTTCTGCCAGCTCATCATTAACTTGTTTTACTAAGTCGCGCTCCTTTTTCCCAAAAAACATGGGAGGAGGCGGCGCCGCTGGTTGCGTCCATTTATCGTCGGGATTGCTCATCTACACTATCCCACAAATATACCTAATGGTATATCAGCTAAAATCTTTTCAGTATTGTCTCCGAGGGAACTATCAGATGCTGCCAATTTAACATATGTAAGCTCATCGAAAGTAGTTTTCAACTCCTCTCTCAGCGCATCTTGTTCTGCTTTGGCTTGCGTTAATAGATCTGTCGCATTAAGTTGTACCGACTCGCCGGGGATAGGCACCTGAGCAAACTTTCCTCGAACTTGGCCCAGCATCTCCTTAGAAAGTGCCAAGGCAAATCTACGGATCCATTGTTTTCCAATTGAGTTAATACTAGAATAGGTTATATTTTGGAACGGCAGCGTATTCATATTATTTATGCCCATCACTCCAGAACGACGATCGGCTTCTGATTCTTCCCATGGGTTTTCTTCTATCGTGAACTGAAACCAGTATTTCTCTGGACTCGCAGCGCCCGGAGTTGGATGTATTCTTATATTATTGTTCTTAATTTCATATGACCAGTGAGACACCCGAACATTCAATGCATCCTCATACGCCATAGATTGCAATTTATTTTGCCAAACGGGCACTATATCAAATGTCGAGTCGTCAGCATATTGTCCGTAGGTCCTTAAATTGCCCACGACACTAAAGCCTCCGTAGTATCCATAGAAACGCCACATCGCGGCTGGAGTCTTATAATACACTCTTCTAATAATGATCCGATTATTTCCTACTTTCCCGTAATAAGGTGCGCTTGTGTCCGTAACTGCTGAGGCCGAAATAATATTTTGCAAATCGTAATCGGACTGGCTTGGGACAATATCGAAAGATCCAGAATATATATTTACTGTGCCGCCTATGCCAGCTTCAGTAACCATTCTGTCGCTGTATCTTCGAGCATATCCGTAATCAAATTTTGGATACCTTAGCTCTAATTGAGAACCAGATAAGGTATCTCCCGAGATAATCTGGCCATCTTGATCGAACGAAGCCGTGGTGTGGCCTAAAAAGCTCGAAAGTGAATTTTTAGACTGATGGACATTTACTATATAAGAATATTCCAATACGGCTTCTTCATATGCCGAGTATATATTTCCTTCCGTAAGCTCAATATCTAAGATGTCGCCGCCCAGCTTTTTATATGTATACGCCACCTGATCTGCGGCGCCCGTTAAGAAAGCCCCTCCGGTATATATACCAAACGGCAATGTGGCAGCCACGTTGGTCGCGGAGCCGGTGGACGGCAGCACGTTACTGTTGGTTGTAGACGCCGGACTCAATACTGGAAGTGCCATACACGTAGTTCCTCAAGTTAAATAGTTGTACTACCATAAATAGAAAGCCCCGACTGCTAGAGCCGGGGCTTTCTATTTTATTTATCCAATTAAGGATTGGTAGTATTAACCAAGTTCCATATCAGCTATGATGACTAGGCCATACATATCCGGACGCACCATCTTCTTGGCGTATCGAGTCATGACTCCCTTACGGGGCACGAAGTCTTCAACACCGAAGATCGTAGGCGTAGTCTGGAGTGGTACGTACGGAGCGTACACATAACCCGACTCTAGGAAACTTCCTCCACGTCGACCAACCAATATTACATTGCGTAGGAAGTATGGATCGACGTAGATGTCCCATTTCTTAGAGAGATTACCGACCTTTACCGCGCCTGCGGTGCCGCGATCACTATCGACCGTGACATTGGCTCGGAAGCCAGCCGTAAACTCTAGGATGTTAGCCACTTCGGGTGAAACCACAATAAAGTTGGCGCCACCACGTAGAGTCTTGCGGTGGATCTGAGCAGAGACATCATTGCATGTCTCGACCAAGGTCTCATACCACTCACTCACGTTGCCCGTAAAGTCAGGCGGCCCAGCAGCGAGTCCCTCAGCCTCCCTTCCTGTCTCGCGATCAAGGAACCTACCAGGGGCGCGCGACCAGTACCGTACGGCCGCGGTGGATCCCTGAACCAGGTCCTCCAAGATCTCACGATCAATTTCAAGAGCAATCTGCTCAGAAAGAATCTGAGTTAGCTCCACCTCGGCATCAAGGTTGTGGTAGGCATTGAGATCTTGTCCCAATTCCGGAGTCCACTTAGCCTTGAGCTTCTTGGTGACCGCGGTGATTGCCACCGAATCAATCTTGATGTCGATCTCGGGGATATTACCTTCGTTCTCTAGACCCCAAACTGTAGTACCCACAACAGATCCGGGATTGCCGTTTCCAGTTGTGAAATCATCAGTTTGCGGATAGCTAACGGTAGTATTAGCGTTATTCATCGCCAACACCATATCGTCCAGCAATTGCGAAGACGCCTGCCCGTTGATGCCACCATTGGAACCAGTCCCAATAAAGGTTAGAAGGATAGTACCACTGGAAGTCCTCGGGGAATGAGGAGACTCGCTCGTAGAGCCGCTCCACTGTGTCAAGCGACGAATTAGTTGGCCGCCCATCATGTCATCGCCCGCGGACGAGCTAGCAATACCGAGCCCTCCGCCGCACGTGGCCTCCGGCTGCTGGGCCGAACTTACCTGAATAGCACTAAAATCGGCCAGATTAAGCTGATCGAATCCACCCGCAGTACCCAGGTCAA